AGTCGTTGAGCAATGGCAGCCCGCAGGCTCCCGGCTTGCGTGACGGCGTTGCCGATGGCCGTGCGCAGGCTGTTGAACCCGTCGATGACCGCCGTGCCCAGTTTCGTCTTGCCAATGGTCGCCAAGTTGGTGAGCATCACGCCCGTACCCCAGATGGCTGGACCCAGGGCTGCAACGATGCCGCCAACTAGTGTCACGGCCGTCTTGATCGGGCCGGGCAACTCGCTGAACTTCTTGATGATGTCGGCCACGAACCCGGCGACGTCGGCAAGTATCGGGGCGATCTCGGCGCCGATGGCCTCGCCTGCTTCGCCCAGGTCGTTGAAGGCTTGCTTGAGTTTGCCGCCAGCGGTCTGCGCCATTGCCTCAGCCGTGCCGCCGAACTGCGACTCGATCTCGGCCAGCATGATCTTCTGGGCGCCAAGGATGTCGCCGCTCTCTGCCAGCGTCTTGATCTGATCCTTCTGCTGGTCGGAGAACTGGATGCCGGCGCGCGTCAACTTGGTCAGGCCCGTCTCAGGGTCCTGGAGCGCCTTGCCGAGCATCATCACGCTCTCGTTGAGGTCCTTGCCCATAAGGGCTGATAGGTCCTGAGATGCTCGGATGGTGCGGTCAAAGACGTCGTTGCCTTCACCCATCTCGTTGCGCACGCCCTTGAAGGTGAGCAGCAGCGCCGCAGCGTTGGTGGTGACCTCGTCGGCGAACGTGGTGGTCTCCTGCAACGAACTCGACAGGTCGGTGATGTGGCTGCTGGTGACCCCGGCCACGCCGCCCGTCGACTTGATGACCGCCTCCATCTTGGCGATGGCGTCCTCCTGCTCGGTGAACGCCTTGATGGACAGGCCGCCGATGGCCATGAGAGGCAGCGACAGGTTGGTGGTGAGCGTCTGGCCTAGCCGGCTGAATGATTCGCCGGTGCGAGCCATCTTGGCCGTGACCGACTGGGACATCTTGTCGGCGACCCGTGACAGGTTGTCGAGTTCACGCTGGGCGCGCTTGATGTCCCGATCGTTGAAACTGGCGCCGATCTTGATCTCGATGGCCATTACCGCACCACCTCATTGACCCGTTCTTCGGCGAACTTGGCGACCTTGCCCATCTCAGATGCAGTGCGCTTGATGCCTTTCTCCTCACGCCAGGTGGCGATGAGCAGGCGGGGCGCTGCGCCGAACCATTTGAGGTTGTCGTTGAACTGGCGCCCGGGTGAACTCGCTGCGTTGTTGTTCTTTGACCCGGCCATCTCAAACACGGCGCCAGGGCCGGACTTGTTGATAAGGCGCACGTTGAGGCGTTGCCCGCCGGTCAGCAGTTTGATGCCGCCCTTGACAGCGGTGGCGTCCCAGCGCAGGGCACCGACGTCTTTGATGCTGCGGCTATATAGGCCGCCTTTGCGTGACCAGCTGCCCCAGTTGCGCATCGGGCGCTGGGTGGGCACCCTGGCCTTGGTCATTTTTTGGACCTCAGCGGGCACCTTGCGGATGCGTTTGCGGGCTTCCTTGTGGAAGGTCGGGCTGATCGTCTTGAGGGCGTTGAGGGTGGCGTCGAGGCCCTCGAGTTGGATCGCTGCCTTGCCGGCCATCGTTACCGCCTACCCCTTGCCTTCTCTGCCTCGTTTGCCTGCTCCCTGAGAACCTCGACCATCGCCCAAAACACCTCCGGCGGCGCTTCTAGCAAATCGTTGGGTGCGATCCCGGAGTGCAGAGAAATGCGGGCGAGGAGAAGGGTCAGGGTGTCGGCAAAGGGAGACCGGCCTCCTGCGTGCTTGCCGCTCCGACGTTTGCCACGTTGTCAAGCCACAGTTCGTAGGTCTTGACCTCGTAGCCGCCGGCGAGCATCCCCTTCCATGCCAACCAGGTCATGTGCTCCATCGACGAGTTCTCGCCGAACAGTTTGCTCATGCCCATCTTGAAGTGGCGCTCGGCGTCGACGATCACCTTGGGGGTGATGTTGACAACCACCGGGTCGCCAGTCACGAACGTGACCTCAAGCTGCATCATTGCCATGCGTGGCTCCTAACGGATCAGGCTGTTGCTTTGGTGATGGAGTTGGCGGGCCAGGTCACCGATGCGGTGCTGAGCTCGCCGATGCTGCCGTCGAGGTGGCTCATCTCGGTGTAGAGAACCTCGAGGGAGATCGAAGGGTTGGTCGCCGAGATGGTGGTGCCGTTCGGGATGACCTGCACCGTGCCGATGCTGCCGACCTTGTCCTTGAGGGTGGCGTACACCTCGCCGGCGGCGAAGTTCTGGTGGAACGTCAGGCTGATGCTGGAGTCCCGCAGGCCACCCACCCGGGTCACGTTGGAGTTACCGAACGCCGAGGTCTCGACCTCGTTGACCGTTTCGGTCACGGTGACCTGGTTGACGTGATCGCTGAGGTCGATGGTGTCAACCTTGACGACGCAGTTAGTGAGAACGATCTTGGACATTGCCACCCTCGCTTGGGTCGATTTCCGAATCGGTTACGCCAGCGTCAGCGACCTTGGCCGCTGGTGCTGACTTGCGTTTCGTGGCAATGCGTTCGAGGTGCCCGGCTTCGATGAGCCATAGCGCCTCGTCCGGGGATAACTCTAGCGTCCCACCCGGTTCAACCCCGTCTACCACACGGGGTCCAATCACTCGATAACTAGGCACGTTCGCCTCCTAGGCGTAGACGGTCACGTTGACGACGACGCCGAGGTACTCGCTGTCGCCGATTTGGAGGGTGGTCAAGGCGTCGGCGCTGGTGACGATGCACGTCTGCGCCGAGCCGTCAAGGGTCTGGTCGGATTCGATGGCCCGGCGCACCGAGTAGTCGCCGTCCCAGTCCAGCCAGGCGTCGATGGTGCGCTGCGCCTGCTGGTCGGCCATGCGGCCCGCCACCAGCTGCACCTGCATCTGCCACTCGGTCAGGCCCCCACGCATGTCGAGGTGGTAGTTGACGGTGGAACGGGTGAGCACAGCCACAGGCGGGTTGACCTGTTCGGGCACCAGCTGGGCGACCCGCAGGCCCGGAATGGTGCCGAGGTTCTTGGCCAGCCCAGCTCGCAGGTCCGACAACTTCCCGGCCATCAGCCCACCATCGGCCGGGTGTACGGGGCCAACATGCGCTGCACGTCAGGGTCCACGGCCCGCAGCATGATCGCCCCGAGGTCGCCGAACCCGGCGACGCCGAGCAGGCTGTCGGCCCGCTTGTAGAGGCGTCCGGCCAAGATGGCGGTGGCGGAGCGCACCGGCTCAGGGACGGCCGGCCAGCCCCAGCGGGCCGTGACCTGCACCGTGGGCCGGATGTCGATGGGCCAGTAGGTGTCGTACGCCACGAGCCGGGTGATGGGCTTGCCCAGCGCCAAGGCGTTGACCGGGTCGGTGGAGTAGTCGGTGACGGTGCGCTCGAACGTGCCGTCAAGGTTGTCGTCAATGCGCACGACCAGCCCGGTGGCCGAGCCGATGTCGTCGGGTCGGACGATCAGCGACGAGTCGGGGCGGTAGATGCGGGCGGTGGCGGTGTCAGCCAGGTCGAAGGTGCGCCGGCAGATGTCGTCCACGGTGCGGCTGGCAGCGTCAATGTGGGCGCTAAGCAGCTCGTCGTCGACGTAGTCGGTGATGCGCAGCATCGCCTTGAGTTCACCGATTTCGACGTACTGCACGCTCACACCTGCCCTTGGCCCGGCGTGGCGTCACCAGTGGGGTCAATGCTAGCCCCCGCAAGCGACGTGACCCTGACCCCTTTGGTGTCGAGCGGCTTGGCGTACAGCGCCGACTGGTTGCCCCACGTCGACACCTCCTCGCCCCAGTGGTCGGCGATGTCGACGGCGGCCAGCAGCCACCCGTCCCGCACCAAGCGTTCGCACGTCGGGACGTCGTCGTGGCCCCTGGTCTCGGGCACCGGGCCGATGGTCGGCCAGTCCCGGCTGCGGAACGTCCAGCCCGACCCGGGCAGCGAGGGGCGCAGCAGGGCGGTGGTGTTGCCTGCGGTGTACCCACCCACCGGCGTCGACCACGGGTAGTCGGGTTCCAACAGGCCCGACAGCAGGATCACCTTGGGGTGCGCTGCGGTCCAGAAGTCGGTGAGCACCTCACGCCAGCCGGGCCGCCAGAACATGTCGTCGCTGGTGAGCACGACCACGTCGCCTCGAGCGGCGCACGCCGACCCCAGCATGTTCATGCCCCGGCCGCAGGTCGTCACGCCGTCCGGGCTGTCGTAGAGGTGCCCCCCGATGGATTCCACCCACTTGGTGGTGGTGTCGGTGCTGCCGTTGTCCCACACGATCAGCTCGTCGGCCTCGGCGGCGAGGCTGCGGGCGCACGCCCTAGCCAGTTCGAGCCGGCCGTAGGTGACGGCGTTGTAGGTGAGCATCCCGGCCACGACCTTCATGCCTGCCAGTCCTTCCATGAGTGGTTCCAGCGGTGGATGGCGTACGAGTTTGGGAACGCCTCAGCGGCTAGGTGCGGCTCCTCCCAGGAGTACGGGTAGAACGCCTCACGGTCCAGCACGGTCACGTCGCTGCGGCCACGCAGCACGTCAGTGGTGAGCCTTGGCCCGGTGTCTGACGGGTTGTCGGACCAGTAGCCGTTGAGTAGCCGGTCCATGCACGCCCGGATGCCTGGGTGGTTGCGGGTGGCGCCGAACATGGCGTCGGTGAGGATGGTGCCGTCCTCGGTGCCGATGAAACAGGCGTTGTCCAACAGGTCGTCGATGGGCAGCTGCGGCTCCATGTCCATGTCGACGTACACGCCGCCCATGCGCCACACGGCCTCAAGCCGCACTAGCCCGGCGAGTTGGGCGCCGGTGGCGCACCGCTCGAACAGCGGCCCCAGTTCCCACTCGTCAGGGTTGAGCGGGTCCCGCCAGGTGGCGTAGCCCCAGCCACGGTGCAGCGCTTTCCATTGCGCCCACCACTCGTCGAACAGTGGCGGCACCTCGAGCGGCACGACCCGGTGCAGGATGCGAGGGATCACAGCGCCGAGGTGTCCACGGGTTGCACGTCGACGTCGGGCACCTCGATGCGCCGGGCCAACTCGTCAAGGATCGGGCGCCAGTGGCTGTCGTACACGGCCCGGTGGTCGTAGGCGAGGGCATGACGCCGGGCGTTATCTGGCCGCCCCTCGCCCTTGTACGCCTCACCCAGCGCCTCGGCGATGGTGTACGGGTTTGGGTAGTGCAGCCACGCCAACTGGGCCTGGTCCCAGAACGGGAACCCGTCGACCAGCCAGCCCGAGCCGACCAGTTCGGGTTGAGCGCTGAAGTCGCTGACGACGACCGGCACGCCGCACGCTTGGGCCTCGATGACCGGGATGCCGAACCCCTCGCCGTACGACGGGGCCATCAGAACGTCGAAGGCGTTGTAGACGGCGGCCATGACGTCGTTGGGCAGGCCGACCCGGTAGGCGTACTGGTCGGTGAAGATGACCTTGTCGTCGGGGATGCCGCACGCTTCTGCCAGGCGCCCCAGCTCCAACCCGTCGGCCATGCCGTAGCGCTCGGTGTGCAGCACCAGCACCGAGTCGGGATGCTTCCGGTGAAACTGGGCGAACCCCAACAGGGCCTGCGGAAACGCTTTGCGTGGCGGGTACATGCCCTTGTTCGCTGCGACCATGCCGACCACGAACACGTCGTCGGGGATGTCGAGCATCTGGCGTGGGGTCACGCCGTTGCACTCGGTGATGCCGGGCCGGAAGATGTCGGTGTCGATGCCGTGCGGGGCGTACATCGGCTCAAGGCCCGACAGTTCCAACTGCCGTTTGCCGAACTCGGACATGGCGATGGGTTGCGCCTTGTACCGGGTGAAGAAGTCCATGACCTTGGGTGGGGTCGGGATGTGGTCGACGGGCACCCACGACGCCACGTTCATCTCGCCCCACGACGGACCCTTCGCCACCCACACGTCGAACAGGGTGAGCACCCAGCCTCGACGTCCGGCGAAGTGGCCCCGGACGTTGCCGGCGATGACGTCGTTGCCCCACACGTCGTACCCGGCCGGGTACAGGGTCAGGCCGTTCCATTCCAACTTGGCCGACTGCAACCCGTAGTTGCACGTCACGGCCACGTCGTACTCGTCAGCGAGCAGCAGGCGGGTCAGCTGGTCGATCTGCTGGCCGTACCCGGTGCCGACGTAGGGCGCATTGCCCACCACATGGATCGGGCGGCTCACGCCTTGCCCCTTGTCTCGCGAGGTGCAGCAGCCTTGGCTGGCGCTTTGCGGGTGGGCGGCGATTCGATGAGCAGGTACCAGCGGCCGGCCATCTTGCCGACGACTTGGGTGACCTTGCCCTTGCCCTTCTCGACCGAGGCGACAGCGGCCTCGAGGTCGGCGACGTCTTGCCCGGGGTAGGACACGAGTGGCATGTGGCTCTCCTGCGTGGCTGGTCGTGACTAGAAATGGAGACTGCTGACCCGGCCGGACGCCACGAAACCGGCCGGGTCAGCGCTCCCTTGTGCCAAGGTCAGGCGGTGCCGCCCCGGTACAACTTGATGGCGTTGGGATCTCGGAGGTCCGAGTCGCTGCGGAGAACCGCACGCCACGTCGCTAGGTCCGCACTGAAGGCGAAGTCATCGCTCCGGTCGATGCGGATCGAGCCGGCGTCACGGATGACGAACCCTGCCTGGAAGTCACCGAACGCAACGCTGTTGGCGTTGACCGCCGTAGCGGCGATGTTCGGGTCGGTAACGACCGGGAACCCGAGCAGACGGTCGGGCTGACCGGCCTGCACTGAGGGCTGCCACAGGAAGTCGCCGCTGGTGTTCACCAGGTTGCGGATCTTCCCTGCCGTCGCATCCCGCATGAGGAAGGATGCGTTGGCCCGGTAGCCGGGATCGCCGAGGCTGTAGACGAGGTCGGTGAGGTTGGCAATGGTGGGCACGCCCGCCACGCCAGTCCCGCCGGTCACGCCGGTGCCGATGGAGGTCATCACGCCCTGCGGCTGGTTTGAGCCGGTGCCGGTTGCGTACGCAGCGCCGGTCGCCCGACCGAGTGCACGGCCCATGTCCGCCGCAGCGAAGCCGACGATGTCGACGCCGCTGTCCTGGAGGAGCTCGGCGCTCATCTGCAACAGCTGGCCGAACTTCCAAGCGCCGAGGGTCACCTTGGCGAAGCTGGGGTCAGCCTCGGCAATAGCGGTGCCTTCGCCGACGATGGCGGCGGTGCCGTGCGACGCAACCCTCGGGAGGTCCAGGTTCTCGCCACCCGTGGTGGTGATGACCTGAGCGATCTGGCGAACGCCAGAAACCGTCTCGAGGAAGTCGTACAGGGTGCGCTCAAACGACGTCGGGATGGTGTTGCCACCAGCCGCAGCCGTCGTGCTCAGGTCACGCAGTTCCTTGACGCCGGCGCCTGCACGGATGGCACGCTTCTCAGCGGCCGCCTTGCGGATGTCGATGTCGATGAAACGGGCGCTGGTCTGGCCACGCAGGAAGGCGTCGACAGCGTCGACGACGGGCGCCTCGACCGGGCGGACGAGATCGGCGTACGCCTCACGGGCGATGTCGGTCTCACGCTCGGACTGGGCGCGTGCGGTGATGTCCTTGATCTGGACATCCTTGGCGTCAATGTCTGACCAGATGCGGTCAAGCTGGGCCTGCTCTTCGCCGTCCAGCTCACGCTTTTCATCAGTGGCCCGGGTCATCAGGGCCTTCGCCTCGTGCCACGCCTTCTGGCGGGCCTCGACGAGGGATTCGAGGTACTCGTGCATTTCAGGCTCTCCTAAGAGTCACGGTGTGGCGTGTCTATGGGTTGCCTGCTGGTATGCACGCAGCGCCTCG